TCTTTATCGTCACCATCTTTATCATCCCCATCTTTGTCGTCTTCGTCTTCATCCTCATTTTCGTCTTCATCCTCACTCTCGTCAGAATCACCTTCTTCTCCGTCACCATCGCCATCGCCTTCTTCTCCGTCACCATCTTTATCATCACCGTCTTTGTCATCTTCCCCATCTCCGTCTTTATTGTCATCGCCACCGTCTCCGTCATTTCCATCACCGTCTTTGTCATCTTCTTCCTTATCATCTTCCCCATCTTTATCTTTCTCCAATTTTTCATCTTTGTTCAATTTTTCGTCTTTTGGTTTAGACATATTGTTAGGTTCGTTTAAATTAATAATTTTTGTGTCCTTGCCGTAGGCGGCAGCAAAAACGGGAGCTAGACCTTCGACCTGTGGGATGTCAACCCAAGCTACTCCATAAATTATAGGGTAATAAGTGTTACCTTTATTATCCTCATATGTGCCTATCTCAATTGACCTACTTCTTAGTGTTGTACGCTTAATCTTATTATAAACCTCTTCCTCAGTAATATCCATATCAGCAATTAATTTATTTCCTTTACGGCGAACATTTTTAATATATCCGGCTAAATCAGATGCGGATGTAGAATGGTCAACTCTGATAGGAACATTTGGAAAGATTTTCTTATTTTTTAAAAGATTAAAATTCTTGACCATTTGGTCAATGTCCTTATTGGTATATTTTTTACCGCGATAAGTACCGGCTTTAAAAATTTCTACTCCCTTCAATTCTTTTCCGTTATTTTTACTAAACCCCTCGGCGGTTGTATAAATTCTAAAAATTTCTTTTGGTTTATAAATTGGCATATAGTTGACTTTAAATTTTATATTAATGAATACCAGCTTATGGTATAAAAACAAGACAGTCTAAATAAGATAGACTGTCTTGCAGTTCGTTGATGTTATATTTTTATTATATTATTTTTTACCTAAAGGTGTCAAGTTTTTTTCTTTTTTCAATTTCTCCCTCAAGTCATGTAAAAAATATTTATGAATGCGATAGCATCTTTTGCATTCAACTTCAACTTTTCCTTCACCATAAAACCTGATGAAGAATGGCGGATGTGAATTTCTAAATTCATAATAATCATTGCCAACTTTGCCTAACAGAGGATTCCCGCGGCAAAAACAGCGATGGTCAAATTTTTTGTCTTTTGGGTCTTCAATCATACGAGACTCCTTTAGTTAATTATTTTATTGGTGGCAATAAACCACCATATTTCTTAATTACATCTTTTTTAGGCATTTTAAATTCCTTTTCATCCTCTTTCATTTTATCATCATCGTACACAAACATCTCTTCACACCTACAATTCCAATGGACAGGAGCAATAAATGAATGAAATTCCCTAGTACCTGCCTCCATAAACATGCCATCTAGTGACTCACATAACGGACAAACATGGCTATCTAAAACTGACGACCAAACCTTGCCTACTATTTTTTTAGAAGAACGCTCGGCAACTGCTACTTTTCCTTGTCTTACTCCCCATACAACCGCTCTTTGTATTGACTTATCAAGTGAGCTATTCTTAGCTTCAAAAATCAAGAAGATTGAACTTATCATTGCTATCGCGGCTGTTTTTCCAACATTCAAATCATTTATTTCTAATATTTTTTGATTAATTTTATTTTCCAAATCATCCAATTGTGTTTTAGAAATAATTTCAGCATTCTTGTCTAAGAAACCTTTTTCCTTTTTAGTAATTGTTTTTTTGATTTTTATATCAGCTCTCTTTATTTCACTTTCAGCACCAGCCATGTAAAGGGCGAGAATAGCTGCTTTCCATTCTTTATCATACGAGCCTCTATATCCAATACTTATTTCCGATGGATTTCCTTTACCACCATCATAACTTTTACTAACAGTTTCTTTTATTCGATTTTTTTGCTTATCTAATATTATTTGAATTCTACTTTTCAACTCCTCCTCAGTTTTATTGTATGCCTCCTCTATTACTCCGAATTCAACAGAACTTTCTCTTTCTGTCAACTCTTTACCATTGTACTTTTGAAAAATAGAGTTTTTTTTTACTTGTTTTTTAAACTTCTTACCTTTTTTTGCTGCCTCTTCTGCTTCTTTTTGGCTCTTTGATTTTACTGCTGTTTTTTTACTACCAGGACCATCTTTTTTTATTTTTTTCTTAGAATCATCATCCTCAACAACCTGTTCAACTTCCTCCATTGTCAATCCTAATCGTCTACTAAGTTCGCGAACGTCCACAGTAGCCATTCCTTGTCTTAACATTTCTCTAGCCACAGTAGTTAATAATTCGACATTAGACCTTCCTAATAATTCAGGTGACCAAGTAGCCTCAACCGGATTAGCAAAATTATATTCTACTAACTGCGGTAAAATATATCTATCAATATGGTCTTTTAAATCCCCTATTAAAGAATTCAATAATGTTAAAAAAGTATTAGTATGTCTATCACCAAGTTTGTATGAACCAACTTTTCCTGAACCAAACAATAAATCAGGAACAAAAATTGCCCTAGCTTTTTCCATGTCAAGACGTTTTAAGTAAGTCTCAAAATCAGCACCACGCATGTTTGATTCTAAAAATTTTATTTCCCATTCAAGATTTCCATCTTCATCACGATTTGATGGGACTGTCAATGATGAATTATTTCGCAATTTTCTAACAACTGATTTCATAAAATCGCCGGCATCTGTTTCTGTGCCATCAACATTAACCTTTGCATCCTGCGGGTACATTCCCACGGCTACTGGTTCTCCAAATCTTTCATAATATCTGTTAGCAAATAAATGCACTACCTGTGAATAGTAATATGGCATGTATGCCGCTTCTAATAAATATGTTCCATAATAATTACTATTCTTCATTAAAAAAGTATACCAGAAGCAATACTCAGGTTGTATGGTTTTATTATTATATTTCATGCCCTTGAAGGAGCCATCACTTTTATCCTGAATAACTTTAACAGACGTTGGAAGTAAATCTTTAAATCTTTTTATATAAATTTTGCCTTTGTGAGGTCCATATTTTACCTCGGAGAAAATTTTAATCATTGGAGAAAAACCAGCCCAGTAAGATTGAGATGAAGCACGAACTAATTGATTCCAAATTTTACTAAATGCGTAATATAAAAATTCTCTCATTTTTTCATTCTCGCATTTTATATCCCAATCAATTTGTTGAATAGTAAAAGAAATAACATTAATACAAGCAGCTATTTGATAGTCCTTGGTCATCTTATTATAATCTTCCAAACTCAATCCCGATGTATCAGGAATGAATGGAGAGCCATCTGGCAACAACCATCTAATATCATTATACTCTCCCTCATATTCACTCGCAGAAACATCTTTGTCTATCTGTATTGTCTTTTTATCCTTGGACTTGGTATTTTTCTTTTTATATGTTCTAGTCTTTCTTTTACCTTTAGGTCCCTTGGTTAGTTTTTCCTTTGATTCGCTCATAGAATTTATTATTTGTATTTATAATTCTTTGTCCTTCGAATTTTATTGGAGTTTCCATTATTGTGCTTCCACCTTTTCTTTTTATTAACTGGCTAGTTACAGCCGCACAAGCATCAGAAACATCTTTTGAGCCTTCTGGGGGATGGTCTACCTTCCCACTATCAGTATGTTCTAGTTCTAAACATTCGTCAATAAAAGGCTGATAATAATAACTGATAAATCTGTCATCATAAATTACTTCCTTCATACCGTCATATGCTTCATTTGTTTTGTCCACTGAAATAACTTCGGCTCTAATTCTTTTCTTTTTTAATTGCTGAATACTCTCCGTACTTTGCCATCCATCAAATGTTACTTTTCTAAAGACAAATCCTCTTTGGTCACGCAAGTAATATATTATTTTTCTTAAATCTGATAAAATTATTTCTCCGCCTGGAGGAGCTTCTATCCTAACCATCAAATCCATATGCACAACTGGCTTGACTTCATTGCTAGTCATTTTAAAAGTGGCTAAATGTCCGATAGCAAGTCCACAAAAATCGCTTCCATCTTTATTCAATCCTAAATCAAAATGTGCTATATGCTTAAATTTTCCGCCTTTAAACCAATCATGAAATATTATGTCAGAACCAGAAATGTTTTTTACCGGACTTTGTAATGGACTATTAATACCTATTGACTGTATTTTCTCCGCAAAGGCGAAGAATGCCTGCCTAGCGTATGGGGGAAATCCTGCCAAATCACGTAAAGCCTTATCTGGA